AGCATGAGTACAGAATAGACTACTGCCATTTCCGCTCTCACCATCACGTGCCAATTTAATAATAGCGTTTGCTTCAGCATGAATAACCTCATCTTTTGTCTTCGTCACAACACCACCATCTTCATGGACCTCAATGATCTCTTCACAATCGTTGGTCCAACCTGATGGCATACCATTATATCCAATCGATATGATACGATTATCTTTAACAACCACAGCACCTACTTGTAATCTTTTTGCACTTGAAAGCTGAGAAAATCTCTCAGCAGTATCCATGAATGCATCAATCCATTTCTGTTTCATTGTAAAACTACCTTAATACCTTTAATTTTATCTAATTCTGAATTGTCAACAACAAATCTTATATTGACTACCTGTTGTTCTCTTTCATAAACTAACAATGCTGGTTGATCATATGTATTGTTTATATTTCTAAACCATGTTGACCTTTTATCGCCAGCTTGAACAAATTCATAAATTGTTGGATGAGCATATTGCGACCACAACTCAACATTTTTATTATAAACTGATCCATATGAACCATAAACTACCAGACGAGGTGTTGCGTGCATGTTTCTAAAATCTACACCTATACTCTTACAGGAAATGGAGCTGCGTTTGTTTTCTGCGAAACAAACCATCATATCATCTGACCTCTCCGCCTGTTTTGGTTTACCAACTTCAGCAACAGCAACAGCTGCAAAAGGATTGAGGGACATCAGTGATGCAACAACACTACCATGAATAGTTGGATAAATGTTACTGCTGGTCTTACCCTCTTCGTCAATAACTTTAGCAAAAGATTTTACATCAGAAACCCACTTAGGTTGAAACGACAAAATAACATTTAAGTTTATCGTGGTATTGTTTCTACCAACATTATATGTTAAATGTGATGTCTGTATTGAAACTGCTTTTGAAAAATCGTCAAGTCTATCAAATACCTTTTCTTTTTCTTTGTAGTCTTGTTGCTGGGCATTCAACTCAACTGGTTTATTGACCTTCATTCGATTGTCTTTCTTTCGATCGACATCGGCAACAATGGTCACCTCATAACCACTAGATTTTTTGGAAGAGGACACAATATCATATTTGTTTATGATACCACCATTATACTGGTCTACTGTTTCTTTATACTGCTTGTTCTTATACTCGCTTTCACTAATAATAAAAGTTCCAGTGACTTTCTCAAGTGCTTGCATCTTGGCATTTGCAAGTGCATTATCAAAGGTACTACCATAACCAGTGACTGTAACTTCTTCTGCAAATGCCACGCTAGATGCAAGCATCATAGCAATGGCAAGTTTTTTCATTTTGCGAATGCTGCTTTAATAGAAGTTGCTGCACGCATAGATCGTTTATCGACCATAACAGTTACAGATACATTCTTACCATCCGAAGAAACTTTACGTTCCATCACATAAGCACCACGAACAATACCATTGGCTTCAACAGTAATACTTTCTGTAATCTTGGTAGTTAAATCTGCTGCTTTTCTCTCAGCATTACTACCATCTTCTTTCATATTTGCAGCCAATGCATTGGTGATAGTGTCGCTGGTTTTCTTCGACTTCAAATCAGTATTGATAAACTCAACAATATTTCGTTTGGCTCGCATTGCTGCAACATTCATACCTTGTTCAATACCAGCATCATTCTCGATGGGTACGAAAGAAGTTGCAGTTGATTTAATAGATTCCCACTCACCTTTATCGTTGAATGTAATCTCAACCTTACCGAAGTCCTGAGCAAACTTAGTTCCCTCAGGTGTCATATCTTCAGATAGTTTAGTTGTGCTACAAGCAGCTAAACTTAAAGATAAAATTGCTGTAATAAAAATTCGCTTATTCATAATATAAAGTTCCTATCGTATTGTGTATGTGTATACCACTGCATTTGGTTTGTTATATGCTTCTATAACACGTTTACGCATCTCTGGATCCTGCAGTTTGTATCCGAGACGATCGGGCGACTTTGGGTCAACCTGTTCCATAACAGCTGGTTTATCATCAGCTGGATCAATCGGTGCAACTTTAACTTTCTCTTCCGCAATCAATTTGGGTTTGGGGAAATGACTTTTAATACGATTCCATTCTGTATCAAAATCAAGTGCAACTGCATTAGTTGCGACTAAGCAAAGTGCAACAGCGCAATATTTCATTTTATATTATCCCTCATGACAGTCTTTGCATTTTTAACTTGCTTGTCTGCAAATGAAACAAGATTAGTGACACCAACTGTTGCAACGACCATACCCAAAATAAATGCAAATAGAATTTTCATCTTACACCTCAACAGGTTCTTTCAAACCTCTCCAGAATGCAATCGGATCTTTAGGTTTCTTCCCATCGATAGTCCACTTCTTACCATTCCAGTGTGCAAATTTGTAGAATGGCCAATTGTTGTTTTCTTTAGTTTCGTAGAAACCAACTTTATCAGGATTAGTTTCAATTGGAAACCACTCAGTAACAGTTTGTTCGTATGCTTCTGTTTCTGCTTCCATCTCAAGTTCTTCTTTGCGACTTTCATAATAGTCAACTAGACCAGTGAAATCTTTTACTTCATCTGGCAAACAGTCAATGCTTTCCCAGTCATCAAGATTATATTCATAATAATCATCTTCACCATCTTGCCAAATTCCACAGAATCCCATGCCACCCTCATGGTAGACAGCATCTACATACCAATCATTTTCTGATAGGTATTCGTAAATTGCAATCGGGGGAGACCAAGCAGTTTCAAAGGAAATCCAAATAGTTTCGTCATCATCACGATTCCAGTCAATCAATGACAAGTCCCATTTAGTTCCCCAATGATTGATATTCCAATCATACCAATTTTCTTCTTGGTCTGCTGGGCGAGGACGTAGGTGTTGAAATACTTGACGATCATCTTCATTCTCAAGTACTGCTGCAAGTGCATCGATCTTCTCTTTACTAGAAGTCAATCGAACTGAGTTATCACACCAATTAGGCATTTGTATTTCCTTTCACATATTTCATAATAATATTATACCCGAATACTACAATTTTGTCAAGTAATGATTTTTTCTTTCTTGCAAATTTTGCAATTAAGCTGTGGCTCCAGTTGCTGGAGCCTGCAAGTTTTTTGCTTTCTTTTCCTTTGTTGCTGGAGCAGGGATAGTAGGAAAGAATTCTGATACTAACTTCTGTGTAATCTTTGGATACATCTTGGTTAGTTTCTGGTCTTTAATTGCAAGAATCAACTTCGCTTCAGATGGATGAACATTCTCAAGCAACTGAATAAAAAGAGATTCTCTACGCACCTTATTCAAATCCGAACGACAAAACACATACAGCTTCTTGGCTTCCATATGTAAATTTGCAGGACTCATACCAATCGGTGCAGCATCTTCCTTAAATGGAGGATCACCCTCAGGTAAAAAGAATTTCTTGTTTGGGTCAAATGCGTGTTCAAAAATCAAACGCAATGCACCATTATCTTTATATTTGGTTATAGTAACAGGATTATCATTAATCTCAGTCAACATTTCAGTAATCAATTTAGTAGCCATTAAAATTCCTCCAATTCATCTAATAGTAAACGACATTTATTGGCTATCAAATAATTCATAATAGTCATCTTATCTGCAGTCGTCTTGTAGCTAACATATGTATCTATAATTTCTTTTGATACATCTTCTGGGATAAATTCAAAGTCAACCAATGTTTGATTTCGTTGCCAATTGCGACGCTCTTCTTGATTCTTACAAGCATCAAATCCCTTCTCAATAAATTCTTGCAATCTTTTTGCGGATACAGGTTTCTGTCTCTCGCCATTCAAGAACACATCATCATTACTCAGAATGTTTGGGATACCATCATCACCTGCTTTAACGATATGCGTAATAGTTTTCTCGTGCAACTCTTTCTTAGTTGCTTTAACATATTTCTTTTGAATGGGCGACCATTGTGTAATGTTGTCATACTTCTGTAGCTGAATAAAGTCGCCATCTGAAGATACAACTAAAATCTTTTGCGGTTCTTCCACCAACCCCTGTTGAATTAGTCCATTGTTTTGGCTCCACTTAGCAAGCACAGCTATAATGTCATCTGCTTCAGCACGTTCGAGATGGAGAACTTTGTATGGGAAATTTTCCCTAATCTCGTCACGGATCTTTGATAGTGTATCGAAGATAAGAGTCCAATCTAGATCGCTGTTATCACGTGCTTTCTTACGATTAGCCTTGTAGTTCGGGAAGAACTCTCTACGCCAATACTTACGACCATCGCAACAAATAACTAATTCACCATACTCTTTACCATACTTCTTTTTGTATGATTTAAGTGTAGACAAAGTTACATGACGAATGAGATTCACAACCTCAGACTCACTACCTTTCAGTTCACGCTGAAAAGATAAAATGTTACTCAGAGCTACCTGAGAATAATAAACTAAAATCATCAAAATGCTCCAAGTAAAATGCAGTCTTCATTGAATCGACCATTCGGCACTGCTGGTTTAGTCTTTAGTGTTTTGATTGCACTATTCAATGCACGTTTACCCAACGACAACCCTTTGAAGAATTCTTCAGGTTTGCGTAGAGTCATACGCTTTGATTCTTTAATATCGAAACCGATAATGGTAGTTCCTTTAACAGATAGAGTTCCACCATTCTCACCCTTATACACACCAACATGTTTGTATTTGGTGTTGTAGTACCATACCTCTGTTGAGCCAATGATACTTGTGGGGTTTACAGACTTTAGGTTTAGCTCCGCAAACTCTTTGAGATATTTCATCTTGGCTACTTGCTTAGATGCAGGGACTTCCTTACGTTTACGTGGAGCACGATTCGCTTTAGCAGTCTGAACCATCTGGTTACAATCAGCAACGATGTTATCCACGAACTCCAAGAATTTCTTTAGTTCACGTTTAGTAAAGTTTGAATAACCTTCAACAAGTTGTTCGTCATCACCAGCAATTGTTTCACGCAGTTCATCAGCTAATGGAACAAACAACTCACCAATACGTTTAGCAATCGGTGCTGCTACTTGTTGTGCCAGTAGATAATTTTTAGCTGAGAAGTCAGACTTACAACCACCCAATACAAAGTCATCAATAGCACCCTCAATCTCACCTGCGAGTTCGTGTGCTTTCTCATCCATTCTATCTTGAATAGAAATAACATTAGTCACTACTGGGGTTTCTACTTTAACTTCTTTCTTTGGTTTGAAGTTTGTTAGTTCTGTGATTTTGTTTTCCAAAAACAGCTGGTGTTTTTCTTCTAGTTGACCACCACGATCAGCGATGCGTGCTAGAATGCCAGCATAACGAAAATGTTTCTCGTCAATTTTTAGAAGTTGTGTTGCTAATTTTTTATTAGTCTTAGCAACATGACTGATAAGCCACTTCTTCTTATCTTTGTCATCGTTGTTATAGTTGTAATAATTTAGTAACCCAAGAAAACTACTGTTGTAGTTAGCAGGGTTCAACTCAGGTTCACCACCTTTCATAGTAGCAACCAGTTCCTTACGTTTCGCTGTATTCATAGCCATAGGTTTACACCTCCATTGTTATAATATAATTATACCCTATTTTTGAATTATTGTAAAGAACTATTTTTCATTCCCCTACAAGTTGCAGGGTTATTGCAAGACCCATTGGATCATTTCTAAGCGAGTTAGAGCCGATGAGTTCTCCCACATAGAGAAATGGGTAGAGTAGGGGATAACTACTTCCTTGGAGTCTGGAAACAGTCCCTTAAACGTATCATAGCCACCTGTGGTAGACTCATAGTCAAACTCTCCAATAATGCTTAGGATCGGTGGAACTTTTGCAGGATCAAATCCTAACTGTCCTGTATCAACCCAATAATTGTTGATATCATAAACAGGTTGTGATGGGACTTTCCATGTGTCACTGCCAACCACATCAAGAATTTTTTGTTCCCATCCTTCGATTCTATTCGGTGATGGTATTAGTTTATCGCTAATTTTTTCGATACGTTCTTTTTTGAGTTTTTCAATTCCAGTTTCAAAATACTCTGTATCAATCTTAACATAATATCTTTTATCCATGCGAATTGATGGGCTGTGTATAATTACTTTATCAAAAAGTCCACGTTCACCTGCGATCAATGCTGGCGCAGTTGAAGTTGAGAAACCAAAGATAGTTTTAGAAACATATTTTTTCTTTAGTTCTTTGATGGCAGATTCAATCTGATCTGCATATCCAATCCTGTCATATTGATAGTAGTCAGTGCTTTCACCATAACCACATGGATCAAATAAAATTACATCTATACCAGCACTAAGGAAATAATCTATGTGAGTGTGACCATCTGGTAGTTTAAAATCCCAGAATGCACGTGGTGATAAACTTTGTCCAGGTAACAGAAATAATAGATGTTTATTTTGTTCTAGACTAACTTCTGTTGTAACCATGTTAAAACCTCATTATCATTAAAATACTTACCCTCAAAACATTTAACAGGGATTACATTCCCTGCAGTAGAAGTTAAAAACATTGCATCACAATCTTCAACAAAAGATGGCGATATGTCGCCATACTCAAACCATACACCTTCTCTGTCACAAGTAGACTTAACCAAATCCATAACAGTACCCTTTAGACAATTATGTCTTGGTGCATATACAAAATTTTCTTTAATAACACCAACATTGAATCCTGGTCCTTCAGTTAGATAACCTTTATCATCAAGAAGAACTGCAGTATCAAAGCCACGATCAATTGCTTCCCACTGCGCAAGGTTCAAATCATTCCAAGAAAAGTTCTTCATTGTCTGATCAATTGATGTATTTCTCTTTTGTTTTGATAAACAAACTGTAGCAGAGTTGTCTTTGTTGAACCCATAGTATGGTTTGACATATATGAATATATTTGGTTCGCAGTTAGCCAGATCTCTTGGGTTCCCAGAAGATGGTATACCTCTCGTCAAACCAATCCAAACTAAAAGATCGTCTACTGGTGTCATTGATATTAAAGTCTGTATGACAATCTCAATATCATTATCAGAATAATTAACAGGGATTCTCCATCCCTTAGAACTACGAATGAATCTACTTAGGTGTGCATCAAAGTTTTCAATCTGATTGTTTTTAACTGCAAGAACATCATAAGTAGCATCACAATGAATTAATCCAAGATCTAAAACAGAAACATTTAGATCTTTAACTTTACAGTACTTACCATTTTTCCATGCTGGGTAATCAAGTATGTGCATTCATTATTCCTATAACTTCTTTTGCCAATTCAAATCTAGCAGGTTCTATCATTATGTAATGAGATGAGTGTCTGATAACAGTTTTGTTGACTTTACCCAACGCTCTTAAATACATACCATGCGTTGCCAGATTGTTATTCTTATCACCATACTCACTAAAAATTAAAAATGTTTTTGGTTTATAGGGATTTATAATCAACTTCTCAGGGATATCTTTCAACTTTTCATTTTTAGTAGCCAGATCTCTCTCGAAAAATTGTTGCGCTGTCTCTTTATCCTGAATATAATTCAATCCAGCATTACCACCTAGCGAGTTAGCATCTAAGAGAATTATACCTTTTGTATTTTTCTGTGCAGTGGCTACAGCAAGTAAGCAACCAAAACTATACCCCATGATAAAGTCTACTTCTGGAGTAATTTTATTTACATCTTCAACTAAACTCTCATATGTGTCACTCAACTCATAATCTACAGAGATAGTTTCAACACCTGCTTTAAATAACAGCTGTTGAAAGTTATGTTCTGTGAATGCAGAGTTGAACATGGTGTCATACTTCCATGTGACACCCATCAAATATAAAAGTCTATGTTTATGGTTGTTGGGGGTTTTTCTGTTGATTAACACTTGTTACCTTTTCATACAACTCAACAAAATCTTCATGATCGGCAACTTCTTGGTGCAGACTTTGTTTGTGAAAAGTCTTGGCAATTTTAGAAATGATTTTCTTTGGAATCTGTAAATTGTCAGATTGTGCTTTTACAATATCTTTAATTAAATCACGTTCTGCTTCAGTTCGTGTCATTGAATTACTAATTTCACGAATGGCATTCTGCAGGTCTTTTTTTTGTTCAGGTGTCAATACATAATTCATTCTTTATCCTTTTTCATATCAATAGTTTTCGAAAAGAAAATGCTGAGCAACACTGCTGCTGACCAAGTTTCAATTGTATATGGGATTGCTAATACAGGGAATAATGTGTTGAATGCCCAAATGTATAAAAGTGGAAACAATAGTGCTAAAATAATGATAACCACTAAACCAACTCCAACACCAAATACTGTTATAATTGTATTCATAATGAGCACTCCACTTTAATCACGGAGTCCCAACGGAATGATCTCCATTCTTCTTTTTCTGTATCGAAAACCCGTACTGCGGATCCAGAAGTCTGGCTACTGTTGCTGCTCGTTTCCTTTGGAGTCTTGTCTGCAGGTATTCTTCCTGCGGAGAGAGTGCAGAACATTTTCCTTTCTGTGCCATCTTTTTTGGTAAAAGTAATGCACAGATCTTTTGCGTGCTCATCGCATAGTAATCCATATGTCCACTCTTTGAATTTTTCAAATTCTTGTTCATCCTTGAACACTGTCTTCTTTGTCATTATCAAATCTCACTTTTAATTCATCAATTAATGGTTGAAAAAAATCTTTAAATTCTTTCGTAGAATAAAACGTGGTATGGTAACTATTTGTTAGCTCTTTACCTGATTTGTCGAAAGAAATTTGTTTGATGGTAAATTCAACAATATCATACGAATGCGATTTAACTACAACTGCTCTTTGCAAATCGGGTTTATTAATTTCAATATTGATATTCATAACCACCTTTCTTATGTTTGGGTTGGCGAGTGTACTTAATCTTGGACTCAACAGTACGCATACGATACTTTGGTGTCCTCAAATCTTTAGCAACAAGATTTCTAGGTTTAATTGAATTATACACTACTTTCATTTTAATGTCAACTTATTTTATTATTGCAGTCTATAGATAACTCCAAATACATAAACTGCCAACAAACCAGCATTGACTACAATAAGACTTTTCTCTTTCATTCTTATTGCAGCAAATAACCATGTCAAAGCACCAGCATTAAACAAATACACATTTAATGGATCTAATGCCAGAGAAGTTGCAACTGCGCCAGCAATAGTTAACGCAGTTCCCAACCATTTCAAAATTTCTGTCATTTAATTTCCTCAACAGTTACACGATACGACTTGCCATTTTTATCAATAACAGAAATTGTTTTCTTAGTAGAAAGGAATGCACCAGTGTTCTCGTCAAGATCCCAACGAATCTTACCTACATTATCAATGTAAGTTCTCCAATTACCAGAAGCATCTTTCTTCATCGCTTCGCTAATCACTTTAGCGATATAATCACAATATGCTAACATAACAACTCCTTAAAAATTCATGCGTGTTTCTTTGGCATAGTTGGCACACGCAAACAATCAGGTGCTGTTTAGGTTGTTTAAAGTCTACCAAGGATATTCCTCCACAAAGACTATTTTTAATCGTAATCCTTTTTACCACCAAACTGCTCATTATATTCGTAGCCCATAAAGTAAGCACGCATCTCAGCAATACTCATATCTTTGGATTCGATACGCTTACCACGATATGTTCCTTCAGGATACCAATGTGGTTCCTGCGGACGACTATACCAGCTATCAGCAGCACCACGATCAAAGGGACTACCATGACTGCGATCAAAAACTTGACCCCGATATTCAATTGTATTCATTTCATTTCTCCATAATAAATTGCATCTTGATTTGCTGCATCCTCAGCATACTGCATGAACTCATACTGTTTTTGCAGCTCCAAATTTTCCAGTTCTTCAATTTCTTCTGGGGTGAGTTTATTTAGATCAATCATTGTTGCTCCAACTTTTTAGAACCGAAATACATCAACGTAAGACCAGTTGCTGCAACAGCTAGCACGTAAAACAATTCCACATCACTAGCACTATCAACACCACCAGCAGCACCAAAAACTAACATTAAACCTAAAACAAATCTAATCATGATTACCTCGTCAAGTTGATTACACGACCAGCATATTCCATGAAACTAACTTCATGGGGTACGAAAACAATTTTACCAACACGAGAATGCTTACCTTTCTTTTGAATCTCGCCACCGAACACATCTTTGGTAGCAGTGATTTTGTAAGCAAAGTATCCTTGCTCAGTGTTCTTAACTTGCTCAACGATACCTTCAACGAAACAGTCTTCACGACCAACCATCGGTTTGAAATCATAAGCACGGATATAATCACCAACTTTTACATCAATCATTTTGTTTCCTTTTTCAATCATCATAAGACTATTATACATCAGATCTGAATTATTGTAAACCCCCAGTTTTGCAAATTTGCAACGAAAAAACCCCTCTACCAGAGAGGGGTTAGAAAGACCCTACAAACTGTAGGGTTATTTTAAGACTAAATTTGGGGTTTTACAGACTGTATCAACGCTACCTGCTAGGCGATACGGAAGAAACCATACTTGTAGAAAATACCAAACCCAAAGATCTATTGGGTGTATCATGCTTTTAATTCGCCACGCTCGATTAAAATCTTTTTATTAGCCTGATGTTCTGCTTGAGTCAGCTCTTTATTCTCACCTTTGTATGGAACCGCATAATTATTTTTGATTAGCCAATCATTGACACGAGTTCCATCTTCAAGAATAAAAATACCAAGGATTCTACCGAACTTGTCGTCATTACTATCAGGTTTTTGTGTTTCAATAATCACATAAGAACCAACAGGTAATTTTTCTGCTAATTTCTTTTTGGAAAGTTGACCACGAACTTTTTCTTCTGTGTTTGTAGTTCTTGATTCTGGTGTATCAATACCTGCCATGCGAACACGTTGGTTGGCTAGAACAATATTAAATCCTAAATCTAAATCAATATCAACTGTGTCTCCATCTAACACCTTTAATATTTTGGCTCTGTATTGATACATACTTTATTCCTTTTTAGCAAATTTTTCAGATGCAGTAAAACCCAATCCAGCAACAACGATGTATATCATAGACTCGAATAAAGCAGGTGTAACTTTATAACCGAATATGTCTGCGATCATTGCAAATGCGCAAACTAAAAATGCTAACAGGGTTATTACTCGTTTGCTTGAGACAGAACCATTGATTCCGTCTGATAACATACTATTAAACCAATTCATTATTAATCGTTTCTAGTATTTCTGTTTATTGGATCTCCAGGTTCCAAACCAAAGTTTGGTGCTGGCATCGATGGCATACCCATTGGTGCTGGCATACCACCCATTCCGATTGGTCTTGGTGGCATTCCTGGTGTTGGTAAAGATGGAGGAGGTGTTGAAGGTTTATTCCATCCACCAGTAGCTGCTTCTAATGCTTTCTTTTGTGCATCTTTATCACCACCTGCTAACATGATACCAGATAAGGTTCCAGTTAAGAATGTAGCGATAGGGATAATCAACTCAAAAAACTTTTGATCGATTGGAGAGATCGCATTCAATGGTTGTGTAACGAAAATAATTGAGTATAAAACTACAAACACAATACCTGTTAGAGTAAGTGCTAAGCAGATACCAATGAAGAAACGAAGACGAGCCATAAGCTGATCTTCTGTATAGATGAATACTTCTTGGCTAGACATTTCTGGCTTATCGTCTACTTTTTCTAATCTTTCTCTATTTAAAAAGTTCATTTGCAATTCACTCCTGTAGCTGGTGTTGGTGTTTTTGTGGTTTCTGTTTCACTAGGAGGTCCAAGACGTGGATCTCTTTGTCCTTTAAAAACGTGCTCTGGACAAGTTCTAGTTACATCACACAATGGCTTTTGACATATTTCTTTATCCCAGTTTTTAGGATCTTGGCACGGATATCTAAAAGAATCGCCACCCACGATAGCCAAACCCAATGGTAAGAATATAATTAAAGCCAACCACTTAAACAATTTTTTATCATTCATTTTGTATCCCGAGGACATGTTATTATCCTATTTATTATTATTTGCCTGCCAGTGGGTTGTCTAGAGCTTTTTGAATCTTAAGATCGATCTCTTTGCGCAGTTGGCGAACATCCTGTTCTGTCTCACGAGATAGTTGTTTTCCATCACGTTCAACCTGCTCGACTACCTTTTCCAATCTACGGATATCAGTTTTCAGATCGTTCTTAATATCTTGGGTGTATTGGACTGATTTCTCAGCTTTTTCAACAACCACTTCTAGTTTCTTCTCAATCTCAGTTAAATCTGGAGTTACATAATTTGCAATCTTTTTCTGCATGTCCTGATAAGATTTGTAAACTTCAAATGCTCCATACAATCCACCAAGTATTGATGAGACGATAGTGAATGCTACCATCAGTTTAGCTGGTGTAAACTCGTAACCACCGATACTGATAACAGTATCTTTACTGGCATATTTCTTTATAGCAGCTTCTGCTTCGTCAATCTTTTTGTTGACATCTTTAATTTCTTCTGACATTTTACTTCCTTTTTATCTTTGATGAATAAGTGTTTTCTTGTACTACATTATTTTTAAGATGTTGCTTTAATAACAAAACATATTCACGCAATTCAACCACTAGATATACTGCATAAGCAGCAATACCAATTGCTATTATAGAAATGAAATATGCAATCCACTCTGGTTGAAAATATGGGTTCATTAATTTCCTCTATTATACTGTGAATCAACCATTTGATTGTGTAATGCGTCTGACCCTGTCATAAATCTTCTTCCTGCAGGGTTATCAATATTTCTCTGGTTGTTATAAATTGTAAATGGTTTATAACCAACTCCGTCTGGAATAATCATTTTATTATAAGAATCAAATCCAGGAGTATATCCCATGGCAGCTATCACAACATTTTGAACTGCTATCTGTTGTTCCATTGATGCTGCTTTCCCAATATTACTTGCTAAATTTTTACCAGACTCAACTGCAGCTGCTCTCGCTGCAGCTACTCTTCTTTCTTGTAGTTCTTGTCTGACAGTTTTTGGTTGGTCTTTCTTATCTTCTGTCGCTGACGACGTAGTCGTTGTGCTTGTCGAAGACGAAGAACTTGTATTAGTAGTGGAAGCATCTTTTTTCTCCTCCTTCTTCTCTTGTGCTACTACAACAGTTGTAACTGCGCTGGTAGTTGATGTAGTTGTGTTGGATTGAACTAAAGGAACTGTTGCTGTAGCTGCTTGCGCAGGACTAGCAGAGGTTGCTGTAGTTGTAACTGCAGTATTCACTACTGGATCAGAAACTACAGCTACTGTCGTTGATCCAGAAGTTGATGTTGGCTGCGCAATAGTATTGGTTGTTGTAGTGCTTGTAGTATTAGATGCTTGTCTTAATGCTTGCTGGGTAGCATATGCTTCTGCATAATTTGGGCATCTCGTTGAATATAAGCCACTTAAAGAACACTGCTGATTAAAATATGCTTCTGCATAATTTGGGCATCTCGTTGAATATAAGCCACTTAAAGAACACTGCTGATTAAAATATGCTTGCTCATATCCTTCACAAGTTGTTGAATATAGTGGATTAACTGAACATTGATACGCCAGATATGCTTGAGCATATCCTGGACAATTTTCATTATACAAAGGATTCAATGTGCATTGTTGAGTGAAGTATGCTGCTGCATATCCAGGACATGATGGATTATATAATGCACTAATCGTACACTGTTGTGATAGATAAGCTGCTGCATATCCAGGACATGATGGATTATATAGTGGATTAATTGTGCATTGGTCAACACCTTGTCCTGTTCCACCCAATGCTTGCCAACTAAAAATGTTAGCAGATCCAGGAGTGATATTTAATCCTTGTCCATGATAGTGTTGATAATATTCTCCATTAGCAAGATTACCAGCCATACCAGATGTGACAGCATTCCAACTCACCATTGCACCAGCAATACGAGTATCAATTAAACCAGATGAATTGATTTTAATTTCAAAACTGTTACCACCTTGTGAAGAACAACACTGACTTAAATTATACCAACCATAAGTCATCTCATTTGTGCCACGTAGATAATATTGGTTTGCTCCATTCCACGAATATAAGTCAGTATGTAGACCATAGATCGTATAGTTATATCTTGGATCAGTAGTTCTAGTTAAATCAACACCAGAACAACATCCACCCCACAGTCCTGATGTTTGTGGATTTTGAAATGTTACATAACCATTGGTTGCAGCCCACGAAGTTGTAAAGTTCTGCCCATAAAATGGAAAAGTAAACCCCAGTGGGACTTCGTTAAACCAATCATCCCATGTAGTAATGTTTACTGCGTTGGGATTATTACGTATGTCTTGTAATGGCAGTGCATTAACTCCTGTTCCGACAGTGATGTTCAATCCAGGTGCACCTGGAATTGGGATGGTCACTATCTCTGCGTTACATACCGCAGAAAACAGGAGAAATAAGCTGCACAATAACTTTTTCATTACTTGACTGGATCTGCTGGTTTACTTAAATCAATTACTGGTGGTAATACAGCATAGTTACCTACTGCTTTTTTATCCACATTATCTAATACCCCACGAGTTTTCCACTCTTCTTTGGCTTTTTCGCCAATTTTACCATCGACTGGACATGGTGTTCCTGCAGCTAACATCGCTGCAAATACACGTTCGTCTTGACATAAAGTAGCAACTGCAGCTACTTTCATACCCATGTCATATAAGTTCTTCGAAAGTTTGATTCTTTCGCAATTCATATCTCTCATGGTTCCACCCATGGAGATACCAAGAATTTGTGTTTGTACTGCTCCTGATGCTGCAACTGCGCAAACATCATTGTTGATTGTTGTAATTGCTGGAGCCACTGCTGTTGGAGGTGGCGACTTTAATGTAGTGGTGCTATTGGAAGTAGACTCAGTGGTACTTCTACTAGTCGAGTCAGTAACAATGGGCTGAGCCATTGCTGAAAACGAAAACATGACAAAAAGCACCGCTGTAGCGATGTTTTTGTTCATTTTTAAACCTTTTTTGTTATTTTAAATTCGCATAACAAAAATAAGTCTCACCTAATATATTTAGGCAATTTACCTTATCTAAGTGGCATTCTTGGAGGTTTTTCTGGAGGTAATTCTATTTGAATACTATCAGAAACTTCTACATTGGTATCAAGATGTATACGCTTTTCACGTTGTCCAAACGTACCATACTCTTCTACTGCTGGAGTTGTTTCTGGTATAACAACATCTGGCTCTTTATTCATTTCAGCCATCTGTTCTGGCTCTAGTTCTTCTGGTTTCTTTCTACCAAAAAAGTCTTCAATAATCTTCTTAGAATCTACTGGTAATGGACTCTTTTTAAAGAACATATCAGACCATTTAGGTTTATCCTCTTCTGGTTCTTCTAATTGATTATTATCTTTTAATACTATTGGTTCTACAGTATTTGTATCGATAGAACTTGAAGCCATTGCTGGTTTTATGATTCCAGCATCTTTCTTCATTTGCCAGTTAGCAGCAACCAACATAAGAACTGCAAGAGGATCAAATACTATAACAATCATGATAATAACCCAACGGACTGCTTTTTCTAGCAGATCCGTTTCTGGATTATCACCGTAAAGTAATGCTGCTATGTATTTTATTGGTCCTACTTCTGCTTCGACTTTACGGACTTCGGCTGCGATTGGCGCACGCTCTTCTTGGAGCTTGGCGATCTTGGTTTGCGCTGTGCCGATTTCGGTGAGGAGTTTGTTTCTTTCTCCTTGCTGACCTCTACGGATGGCGATGGAGCGATCGGCTCCTGCTGCGTCTGTTGTTCTTGCGATGGTTTGATCAACTTGCTGATCGAGTTGAGTAATTGCTTTACGAGCTGCATTTATGTTCTCCTTTTCGGTTTTAATTTTCTCATCAATTAGTGCAAGTTTTGCTTGCACATCACCTGATGGGATTGCTTGGTCTAAGTGTGCTTTACTTAGGTATCCAAAAATTCCCATAGAAGTTAGTAGCATCAAAACAATCACTGCAAATGTGAAATATGACTTCATCAAAATTGGAATTTCTTTCCAAGTTCGATAAAGCCATGATGCTACAACGAGTTTCGATGCTTCTAGCAACGAACCCATAATAAAAATTGGAATGGCAGCTGCAGCGAAAATTGCAACTAATCCCATGATGGAGTAGTAAGCAGCAACTGCTGATAAAGATAGTGCGGTAATGAATAGTAAGTACTTCATAGTTTGTGTAGTATGTGTGATTTATGGACTCTCACTGAGATTTGTCCATTGTAATATTCTTCTGTCTCCAAAACTTTTCTTGAAAACTGCTCCCTTGCTTCAATGTATGAACACTCTGCCTTCGATTTACAAAAATATAGAATTTCTCGTGTGAAAGATTCCTTGCCTAACCTTTCAATATCTTTGTTTAATTCAATGCTAGACCCATAGTATGTTAGCCAATCAGAATCAATCCTAGAACGAATCTTCTTCTTTTTCTTTGTTCCATTTTTTAACTTAACTGTTTTGTAAGTTGTCTTTGCGAACTTGGCTAATTTTTTACCTACGTATTTTTTGTTGTTGGTATTGTTCGTGATTAAATAAACAAATCCAACACAATCCTCAGGTAAATTTTCTACTACTTTGTTTTGGTAATACCACATTATTCTTCATCGTCTAGATCCTCCTCTTCATAGATGTCAGCAGAACAAACTGGGCAATATACCACATCTTCTGTTGAATGGTCATCTCCTTTGAGAACGATCTTTCCTCGTGCTCCACATGATTCACATTCAAAATATTTAGTCGACATTTTTGACCCTTGCTAATCCTAATGTATTAAAAACCTTAAACCACATCCATCCAATATCAAATTCCCACCATTTTCTACTTAATTTTGGGTTTGCTGGCTCTGCGTGATGGTTATTATGAAACTCTTCTCCCCCAATAATTATACCGAAAAAAGAAATATTTTTCGATCGATCTTTAGTATTGGTGTTTCTGTATCCCCACCAATGACCTAAACCATTTATAACACCTGCAGCCCAGAAAGGTATCCATATCATTTGAATACCCCATAGTAATAAACCAATCCAACCAAATACAATCAGGTTGAACACAAGGAGAATGCCAATGCCAAGTCTGGAGTGAGAACTGTATAGGTTGTGCTCAATCCAATCATCAGGAGTACCAACACCATATGAATCAACCATATTTTTATCTTTTGATGCTTCATGGTATAATAACGCTCCTCCAAATAAAACATGCATAATTCCATATACATGTGGTGAATGTGGATCTCCAGGTTTCTCGCACATCTGATGGTGTTTACGATGAACAGCAACCCATTGCTTTGTTACCATACCTGTTGTTAACCAAAGCCAAAATCTCATAAAATGAGATAGTGCTGGGTGAAACTCTATACCTCTATGGGTTTGTCCTCTATGCAGGTAAAGTGTAACGCACACTATAGTAATGTGCGTTGTTATTAACAGGTAAAGTAATTCTATCATTAAGCTGCTTTACCCCAAACATCATCCCAACTTCCTGATAAAGCACCTTTAGCATAATCAGTAACACGATTTTCAAAGAAATTACCATGTACTGGAGCATTAATCATTTCCTCAACCCATGGTAGTGGATTCTTTTTAACTTTGAATATCCCTTTCATACCCATTGAAATTAGGCGACGATCAGCAATATAGCGAATATACTGTTTAACTTCTTCTGGTTCCAAGTCACGCATATGTGACCCAGCGAATGATAAATCAATAAACTTGTCTTCGAGTGCAACCATTTTTTCAGCAATAGTATATATCTTTGATTTTAATTCATCATTCCAGATTTCTGGGTTCTCTTTAATATATTCTTTGAATAATTTTATCATTGATTCTGCATGCATGGTTTCATCAACGATTGACCATGTAATAATCTGACCCATACCTTTCATCAAACCATGACGTGGGAAATTCAATAACATAATGAAAGAACTAAACAACTGCATACCCTCAGTAAATGCAGAGAATACAGCGATGTGAGTAGCAGTAGATTCTAATGTTCCATTCTTTGAACTGAGTTGAAGAACATAATCGTGTTTATCTTTCATCTCTTGGTATTCAAGAAACTCATTGTATGTTGATTCTGGCATACCTAGTGTTTCAATCAAATGTGAATATGCAGCGATGTGTAATGATTCACGTGCTGCAAAACCAGAAAGCATCATGCGGATTTCTGGTTGTGGAAAATATGGTAGATAGTTCTTAACATAACCACCTGCCACATCGATATCACCTTGCGTAAAGAAACGAAAGATGTTAGTAAGAAACTGTTTTTCTTCTTTAGTTAATTTTTTCTTCCAATCTTTAACATCTTCTGCCATTGGAACTTCAGTATGTAACCAATGTGCTTGCTCATGCTTTAGCCATGCTTCATATGCCCATGGATAGTTAAATGGTTTAAAATAATTCCTTTCATCTGTCATCTTATTATTCTTTTTAATCATCCTAGTCCTCGTCTAATATTAGTTCTATTGCTTTAATTTCTTTATTCCATTTAGCTGCAACCACTTCACGATAACCATTTTTAGTCATTACCATCGTTGCCATGTGTATTGTGTTTTTAGGTCCAACGCCACTGTTTTTATCCGTATTATCCATCCAAATAGTTTTTATTTTCCAGAATAATTCGTATGCGTCCATGTTATCCCTCGCATGCTAAGCAAGCACCATCGTCAGCTGATGCCAGTGCTGTTAAATCAATTTCCTTAATAACTTCTCGCTCGATACGTTTAGCAACTTTATCTGCCTTAGCGATCTTATCTGAACGACAATAATACATTGTCTTTAATCCCTGCTTCCATGCTTGGAAGTGAACCGCATGGATGTATTTGATATGACTGTCTGGACGGAAGAATACGTTTAGTGATTGGGCTTGATCAATATATTCTTGACGATCTGCAGCATGTTGAACAACCCAACGCTGATCAATCTCCATTGAAGTTTTAAATACTTCCTTGGTCCACTCATCCATCCATTCCAAATGCTGAACGGATCCATCATTTGCGATAATGCTGGACCAAACTTCGTCAACCCAACCATCCTTATGATTCTCAGCTTCTTTCTGAATAATTTTATCCAGATAGCGATTTTTATTTAGGTGAGAACCCGAAAGAGTATCCTGCCTATAAGCATTGGCACGATAAGGTTCAATGCTAGGACTAGTATTGCCCATGAGAATGGAAGAAGAAGCATTGGGAGCGATAGCCATAAGATGACTAAAGCGATTACCAGTACCCTGCGCATCAGGTGCTTCACCTCGTTCAGATCCCAGTTCTTTATTTGCAACATCTAATTTCTCTCTAATATGTTTAAATATTTTCTTATTTCTTCCAACTGCCATTGGGTTTTCCCATGGCAAATTATTTTTCTGTAAGTAAGCATGCCATCCTAACGCACCAATGCCAATACTGCGTTCACGAGTGGCTGAGTACTTTGCACGTTTAATGGCGGAAGGTGCATTAGAAATAAAATACTCAAGAACATTGTCAAGCATTTCTGCAGTATCACGAAGGAATAAAGGATCGTCTTTCCACTCATCATAGTACTCCAAGTTTAATGAAGACAAACAACAAACAGCAGTTCTCTTCTCGTTAGTTGGTAGAATGATTTCTGAACAAAGGTTTGATTGATTAATCTTTAATCCCTTATCCTTCAACCATTGCGGTAGATGTTTATTTGAAGTGTCAATAAAATGCAGATATGGCTCGCCAGTAGTCATGCGAAGTTCCAAAACTTTCTGCCATAGTTCTTTAGCAGAAACAGTTTCACGAATTTCCTTTGAATGTGGGTCAATAAGATTCCAAGAATCATCTGCTTCTGGATCTAACATACACTTCTCAATAATCTGCATAAAAGCATCAGGAATATTAATACCATGATGCATGTTCAGGGTTCTCAGATTCTGATCCCCTGTTGGTTTACGCATCTCTAAAAATGGGATAATGTCTGGATGATCAATAGACAAGTAAGCAGCATAAGAACCCCTGCGAGTGCGACCCTGCCTGTATGCCAGAGAACTGGAGTCATAGATCTTGAGGTGAGGCATGACACCAGTAGATTTATCGTCTGCTGAACGAATACCAAAACCGATACCAACACCACCACCAAGCATACTAAGCCAATTAGTTTCACTAAGATTATCAACTAGTCCCTCCGCTGTATCTTCAATATAGTTAAGAAAACATGATATAGGCAAGCCACGCTTGCTACGACCAAAAGAAAGAATGGGAGTAGAATAAGACAGCCAATGCTTACTGCTGTATTCATATAGTCTCTGCGCATGTTCTGCATTCGAACTGAATTGTTTTGATACAAATGCAAATCGTTCTTGTGGTGATTGCTCTTCATCCTTCATGTAACTTTCTTTTAATCTCATCAAACCCAATGCATCAAACAACTTATCTCGGCTGTAGTCAACCCTAATGCCATGCACGACACTTTCCATATGTAACTCCAAAATATTTTAATTATTCTTTATTTACAAAGTCTTCCATCATTGGGAAAACTTCAGCTATAACTTTCGCACACTCACGTGCTACTAACATGTGTTCTTTCTGTGTTCCGTTGGCACTGCGTAGTTCGATAAAGTGAACCCAACTACGCAAATTTCCATTCATGTATAAACGAGAAACAGTCATTCCTTCTGGGAGTACTGCTCTTGCTTGTTCTTTGGCTATTCCGTTATTAATAGCCCATTCATATGCATGTGTCACAGTTCGTAATACATCTTCTTGATGCCACTTCCATTCTTCAATCAGTTGTTGCTCTTTTAAATTCCAACCATTAATAGGAATTGAGTTTTGCCTGTTCTTAGGATCTTGAAGACGTGGTTCCCTAAAAACGAAATCTAAATCTTTTGTTGGATCTGCATACCTCTGACTAAATTCTTGAAATGAAAACGAACGATGTCGCAAAATTTGTCTTGCGATATCACGAGTAGTAGTTATCTCTAAACATGCAGAGACCATCTCAAGTGGTGACCAATGTTTATGATTTATAAGATAACGAATTAACTTCTCTGATGTTTCTGTGTTGAGTTGATTTGTTGGGTTTGATACTCTTGCGCAATACGCTATAAGTTCTTGAGCATCTGTTAAACCACTAAGATAAAGTTCTTGGGCTGGTTTCGAATAACTAACTAATTTAACTTTCAAATTCTTCTCCATGTTGCGAATCTCAATTTGGCACCTATGCCCGAAAACGTAAATGTATTTATCAATTTAACAATCTCATCTGTGGTCATTTTACCATGTAAAACCATATCGTTAATATCTTTTTGCATTACGGTTTCTGGCAGCATACAAACATTATAGCCCAGATCAATATATTTGTCAAGTTGCTTTACTATATCTTTATTGCGTGGCTCATTGTCCATCACGATCGTTGCATTAGTAAGTAGCTGGCGAACAGTGGGGGTATCAAAACTTGCTCCTGACACAGCAATTGCATTTGGTAAGAATAAAGAATCGATTGGTCCTTCAACCACGTATATGCGTTTGCTATAATCCAAGCGATCGAGTCCATATATTTTCTCCTGCGTTTCATCTACTTTAATTGTATAATACTTAGGTTCTTCACTACCGAATGCTCTGGCTTGATAAGCAAAACATTTACCAGCAGCAGTGAAGTAAGGAATGATGAGTCTTGGGTGTTCATCTACTATTGGCTCTTGAAACTTTGGAGTAACTGTATTAGTATACGCTTTAAATTTTGGAGCGAAGTAGAGAAGATTCCACTTATCCTCTGGTATTTGTCGGTCCTTTATATATTGAAGGACAGGATGCGTATCTAGTAATTTATCGATACGTGTTAGTGGCTCGAGAATATTATCTTCAAGCAATTCTTCTTTGGGAGTTTCTAAAACGACACTGGTATCAGCAATGTCTTTGTGGTCATTATATCTTGTTGCGCCACCTTTGTAGCGTTCAAGAACATATTCATCATAAAGTTTTGTATCGACATACTTAATTAAGTTACCAAGATTTGTACTATATCCACAATTATGACACTTAACAAGCAAGTCTGACTTAGCACGATAAATGTAACCACGTGCTTTAAGTTTGTTTTTGGAACTATCACCACAGACTGGGCAAGAATAATTCCAAAGGTAATCTTTTTTCTGTTTGAAATTTCTTAGACGTGATCCAAGAATGTTTGCAAACTTAACATCAATGTATAACATAATAACTCCACTAGAGTAACTATTTTACCCTAGTTCACAATTTAAAGCAAATTTATTTTACAATTCTTGTCAAAACATCGATATGCCCCAAAGCATATCCTAAAACTATTGCACCACCGACAATCATCCAACGCCATCTTTCTAGAACATCAACACGTTCTCTGACTTTATCCATTGCAGATTTTAAAGCAGTGTGTTGTTCCTTATCATTTTTTGCAAGTTCATCGATCTTTTCTTCAAATTTTTCAATAACCTCTCGGTTTCCAGTAGTTATGCGTGAATGTAACTCTTTGATGTCATTCTTTACTTCAGAGACATCTTCCTTAATGGCTTCTACTTGTGTTTCCAATTTGGCTACTCTCTCTTGGTCTATCATCTCGGACTCTTTGTTAGACGAAGTTGAAACAATTACAGGACTCATTTTACACTATCGAATATGATTTTTTGAGTCTTGTACCACTCAACCCAAGTATCAACTTTAATCTTACACTCTTGATACTGTGAGTAATTTTCTGTAACGACCTTTAAAACTTCAGATAGTTTTTCTGTATCTGGGACAGCTTTAAGGTCAGGACATGCTTCCATTATTTCCTTAGGAACTTCTGGAAATGTTCTTTTAACTGGAACTGTTGTAAATAGACATCCAGTTAAAAGAAAAGCTGCAGGTATTAGCAAAAGAGTTTTCATTTTTTATTTCCTGCTGCTTCATTTAAAAGTTTTATGGCTTGCGGATCAATCTTACATTCAGCATCAATTTTTTC